ATGTTGACTTACTAGTATCCCGTTTCGCACTTCTTCTCTATATTCGTTATATCTGTCAAGAGAAGGTATCTCTTTCCATGAGGAATGATATACTGCTTGTAATTGCCAAAATTCTATTACTTCTTGTTCTTTAAGTAATTCTTCTGCTCTGCTAAGATGTCTAGTAACCATTTCATCTTGGTATTCCTTATTTTCAAAATGATGATCATGACAATGAGAGTAAATGCTTGCTCGCATATGTTTTTCATCAAATTTTCTTTTAAAATAAACATTTAACCAAAGATCGGTTATTAAATCAACATCTTCGATATATGTGTATACTTTGGTTACACCATCACAATTCCATGGAATTTTATGCTCCCATATACCATAACTATTACCTAGTACACCTGTATTATATTTTGTAAAATTTTTAACATGAGTAGTTAACTCGTTTATATTGCGGTTTGCATCCTCTTGTATAACAATAAATTTGTGTAGAAATATACCATCTTCTTCATTCTCAACATTTGGCCAATGATTATCCCAAGGATCGTCATTAGTAACATCATATAAACAAAAATTAGAATCAACTGTTTTACTTTGTTGAAGTATCCATCCTAGAATACTTGCTAAAAATTGATAGTTAAAGATGTAAATTAAGTTCTTCATTTACTAAGTCTTGTCCTTTTTCATTTAAATGATTAGGTGATGTATTACTATGAAGCGACTCATCTAATTGTGCAGGATGAAAAATAATAGTATTTGGATAATCTTTTGCTTCCGGCCAGGGAAATCCCTGACCTTTCCATAGAAAAAATTTATATTTTACACTATGCAAATCTAGCAAACGTGCCGCATCCATTACTAACAAGTAAGAAAAAAACTTTTGAAAATACGGTGAAAAATATTTCTTACGATAATCTTGCTCATTTTTTGATTTTGGTACAACAGATGGATGTCCGTCTTTCCAAAAAGCATTGAATCTATTAGTATTTGACCAAAAAACTAAAATATAATCACAGTTATATTCAAGGGCTTTTTTAATTTGCTGGTAAATGGCATAATTACTAGAACCACCAAATGAAAAATTTCTAAACGATGCTTGTCCAATAAATCTATTACACCACAAATCCTCATTCGTCATTGTTGAATCTTTATGGTTTTCCAACCATTGAGTTCCGTAATTATGTGAATCAAAATCTGTTACATACGAGCAACCGCAAAGTCCTAAATGACAGCCTTCGTCTATTTTTGTATACATTATGCTATCTCAAATAAACTTTCAAATGTTGTATTTTGTTGAGTTGCTTTTAAATCCCAGTTCATAACATTTAACAAATTACTAATTTTGTTATCAATTATAGTTTCTTCCATTGCTCTGTGATCAAATGGTAAGTCTTTAAACCATTGCGGTAAGTGCAACTCATCAATCGGAAGTGCTACGGATTTCATTTTCATTGGATTATCTTTAAGTTTACATACAATAGTTTTCATACCGTCTATAACTTCCATACTAAACTTATCGCTATATGCTTTACGTAATATGTTCCAATTAATGCCGGCCATAACATGTCCAACACCGCATCTACCTGTTTTGTTATATTCCTTTGTGTATGCCGTTAGTTTGTTAACACGTTTTGGTGTACCTTTTTCCCATCCAGGACGTTCTTTAAACTTTTCTCTGAACTCTGTTATTTCCTGGAGTATTTCTTCTTCTTGCTTACCTTTTAGTACAGATAGTAATATATCTTCTAAAAATCTTTGCATAAATTCTGGTGTATCACTACGTTTAAGATCTAAGCCCATGGCTTTTAGTTTTCCTGGTTTGCCGTCAGTGTCTTTACGATTACCTTCCTCATCATATACTAAAATACCATATCGTTTTTTGGTAATAAACAAACCACGTTCTCCACATATCTCTCTACCTGCTTTAATAATAGCACCATTTTCTCTTGTTGTATGAAATGCTTTATTCATAAATTCTGGAAACGTGTCATTGACTTGTTCGCATATTGCATCATAAACTTCAACTACTGATTCTTTATTCCATTTAATTTTGCCGTTATCGATATCTTCTTTCCATGGAATTGTTGCTGAAAAATAACAACTATCAGTATCACCATATATAATGCCGTCGCCAACGTGATCATATTTGCCAGCAATAAATTCATTTACTTTACTAGCCATATGTTTAACAATACTTCTACCACAAAGTGTAGTGCTTTGTCCTATCCTCATATCAAAAAATCTTGAACCTGGATTTAATAAAGCACCATATAAACTATTTAGATTAATTTTCTTTACAAGTTGTCTTTTATCCCAAAATCCTATCTGTTCTTTATCATTGGCGTCTATTGCTTCTTGCAAACTTTTTTGCATAACTTTACGCTCTGCATACCAACGTTCTAATAATCCTGGTATAATACCTTTTTTATCATATCTAAATATTACACCATTTGCAGTTATACACCATGGCTTTCCACTATTAAATACAAGTTCATATATTTCAGCTCCAGTTAATCGCATCTTATCGCCATTAACAAAGATAACATCAACTTCATGTTGTTTATCTTGCTCCATTACATATTCATACTCTAATGTCGAAAAACGTGGTAACCATGCATCAGCAAAACTCATTTTCTTTTCATCACGTCCTTCGATCCGTCCTTCTATATAATCTTTTGTATAATACGGATCTATGTGTGCAACAATAGTTTCTGGACTCATATTTAATGCACGAATTGCAGATGGATATAGACTGTTTATATCCATAGAACCAATCCATTCCCATAGTCCAGGTTTTGGATATGCTACATATGCACCAGCGGCCGTTACTGCTTCTCCGTGATCTTTTTTATCTGGAACTTGTAAACCTAATGCATGTGATTCGTTAATAATTGCTTGATCGCTGACTGCAACCGCTCCTAATGTTGTTTTTAACAATACAGTATTAGCATGAGCAAGTACATTATGTAAATCTATATAACGAAGTTTTTTATCTATTTTAACTAGCATCTCAGTATCTTGTCTATTATATGCAATAAATTTTTCAAAATCATTGTTATATAATTGATCAAGTGTACCTTCGTATGGTACTTTGTTTTCGCCAATTTCAACTTCGCCAATAAAATCTAATCTATAAGAATGATGCTCATGGAATGTGTTTTTTCTATATAGTTGCAAATAATCTAAATGTACTCTTCCTATCAAATCAAATGTTTCTTGTAGTCGTCCATAATTTTCATATTCACGTTTAATTGGATATTTTTGCCACAAACAAAATTCTCGTGTACGTTCTTTGCCTAATAGCATTGTTACCCGATTAACTATGTATGGAATATCAAACCCTTCTGAATTCCATCCACTTAATATATCAGCATCTTCTATTAATGCAAGAAAATGTTCTAACATTTCTTCTTCGCTATTGCAAAGAATAGTGTCCTCAAACTTATTACAAATTTCTTCTGCTTGTGTTTTGTTAAGTGTTTTTGGAGCAAGACAAAGTGTTACTAATTTGTCTATCCAATCAAGTCCCAATGTAATTGCGGTTATTTTAGCAAATGGATTAGATGGATCTGCAAATCCTCTTTCACTATCAAAATCAACTTCGATATCAAAAAAACATGTATGGAGTTTTGCGGTTGCACCGTCTATGTAATTTTCACTTAAACATTGAAAGATTGGATTAATATCACTTTCAAATAACGTCTTGTTACTTAATAGCTTACGCTCTTTTCTAAATGCTTTTGTGCTATTGCATTGAACCCGTTGAAGTGGGTCGCCGTAGATGCTTTTAAATTTACCTTTAGGATCTGTATAATAAAATGTATATTTGGCAGGGTATGTTTTATATTCTCTTTTGTTTTTTGTGCGTTCTACTACGATACAATCTCTATCTCTATCAAAAAATGCGTCAATATAGCTCATAATTTTTCATGCATTACATATTTGTCTAATAAGTTTACTATACTTTCGTTTGGTTGTAAACCTAAAAATACTAATATGCCATGCAAAGTCTCTGCTTTCATTATTTTGCCTGCGGTTGTTCTAGGTGTTCTGTATAAATCATCATAAAAAACATTATATATTTCCCACCAGTTTTCATTAAATGATGGTGCTACAATATCTGTAAAATTTAAACCTAAGTACTCTAAGTAACCACCAGGATAGTTAAAATTGTTATCTAATATTTCGTCTAATTCGTTTTTATCAGAATTTACATCTACTTCCCAACGAGTTAACTTATTGTAATCAATTTTGTCACCAACTTTAATTTTATTGTTATAGTTTTTAATCAACGAATTGATGTTACCTATATTTAAATCTGATGGCGTTTTAGGAAGTATTTTAATAACTTTTGCATTCTCAAAATATCTTAGTGTTTGAGTTATATCTAAATGTAATGCAGTTAAATAAACCTCGTACCCATCATCCTTTGCTCTATTTGCATAATGTGTTATTTCGTTTGCATGTTCTAGAGGATTTTCTAGTTGCCAAAAATGATCTTGTTCGACTGCTTGCAATTCTATGGTGTCAAAATCACTAATACATTTTCCTCCCTCTCCAAACTCTAATTGTTTATCGTTATATAAATGATTGTATATAAGTGTAGATAAGAAATCCCCACCCATACCAACTGGTGCTTGAACAAATATAGTAGGAGTTTTAATTATATACTTTTCATATAACCATGGACTGGTTTCTAACTCAATTTCCGAGTCTATTATTATTAAAAAATCTTCAAATGTATTATCTAGTTGATTTACAAATAATTCAGGAGTAAACCAATGATTAACTGTCCATGGTTTATCTAAAAAATATCGTTCTTTTAAAAAATGATATAGTATTGCTTGAAAATACCTATCCATATCTTTAAGGGACTTAGGAATAGTAACACCAAGTCCCTTCATATAATTTGTGGTATTCTTAATAATACTTGTGGTATCAATCATGCGGTTCTGCCAACTTGTGTAAGAACATCTTCAAGTTCTTCCATTTCGTCTTTGGCTTTTTGTAATTCTGCTTTATGTGCTACACGAATTGCTTTATTAAGTGTAGCAGGTTTCATATCAAGTTCTTGTGCTACGGCTTTAACTGTATCGCTTAAACCTTCACGCAAGTCTTTAATTTCTTGAGATACTTGTACACCTTCATTAATAACTTGCTTCAACTTAGCAAGGTCAGTTTGTCCAAATGCTCTAGTCATAGTTCCTTTTTGATAAATGTTTGCCTATTTATATAGTGTAACATATGTTATAAACTATGTCAAATATTATTTTGGCTTCCAAGGCAAATATCTTCCTTTGGTTTTCTTATTAATAATCAAACCAATGTGGCGATTTGATCCATCTTTTTTGTATGAACAATGTACCCAACCACTATTAGGATCGCCTGTAGGATCATGAAACTCTAAAATAATTTGATCAAAATCTAAATTTCTATAACACCAAGATGCTAATTCTAAATTAGATAATCCATTAATTTCAAAGTCAGCGGCTTCGCCCTTTGCGTGTTGAGACTTAGCAGAACTTCCTACTGCCTTACATAATTCAACTGATCTAAAACCTGAATTAATTCTTACGGCTTTTTTAAAATTGTCTCTAACAGGTTGAAGAATATTGCAACAAAGATTAGTTAAGTTTACAATCTCTTCCATAGTAGGATCATTTGATATGTTTTTTCTGATAGCCGTATCAGAAAAAGTCATTTCCCTTAAAGAAAAGTTTTTTGATAATTTAATTTTACTACTCATGTTGGTATTTTTATTCCTGCTATATTAAGTAAAGATCTGCCCATTGTAAGTGCTTCATCCACTACATAATCAACATTCTCTTTAGGTATGTCAAATTCATTACATGCATACTCAAGTAACTCGTCCCATTCTTCGTCACTTAAATCTACAACTTCCGGAATAACATCATCTATGTTATCTATTGCCGGAGCCAATTTTTTTATCGGCTCGATAAAGTTTTTAGCATCCCATAAATCAATATCATTATCTTCTAAACTCACTTGAACTGCTTTTATAAGTGAAAAAACAAATGCTAATAATTCTTTTATTTCTTTAATACCTTTTTCGTCTGCCATTTAAGGTCCTTTCACTACATCAATTTCTCTGGTATTTGGATCGAAACTTACCGTAAAATTTATTTCTATCGGTTTAAAAGTTCCGTCTGTATTTACAATAGGTAATTTTCCTTCTACTGCACCTTGTAATGCATCTTTTGCATTTTCAAAAGTGTGTGCCGGATCATCTGCGATTATTTTATCTAATTCGTCTTTTGCATCATCAGGAAGAATATTTTCAATCATGTCTTCGACATGTTCTTTTGCTAGATTTTGTGCCTTGTCCATTACAAGACCAGAAATAACGTTGAATAATAATGCTGGTAACATGTTTCCTCTTTTAATTTTCTGTTAATACAGATTTTTAAACTGCATATTTTTTGCCGTTCCAGACAAAATATTTAAGTGTTTTACCATTTTTTAACTTCATGGTTTTTAAATTAGCAGAATCTTTTTTCGCTTGTGCAAATGCTTGTTTAAACGTATTTTTAATTAATCCTGCTTTTATCATTAATGCTTGTTCTGCTTTAGAGTACTTACTATATTTTTTACTCTTTGCTTTTATTTTTGCAAGCATGTCCTGTTCTTCTTTACTATAATTAGGTTTTTCTGCTTCTATAGAACCTACTGCTTTTGATATTGCACCTCCAACTTTTGTACCTGTTTGTTTTGCTTTAATATCGTTTACATTAACTTCTGGTGCTTTTGCTTTTGCTACTTCGTCGGGTAAATTAACTATTGGTTCTTTATAGCCGTAATGACCAGGGTCTTTATGTTGAGGCACTCCAGTGACTTTTAATGTATTGCCTTCCCATTCTCCTCCGGGTTGCATTGTCTTTAACCTTTTAATTTCAGAAGGATCTAAGTTTTTAGTTTT